ACACTCTTTCCCTACACGACGCTCTTCCGATCTATCAAAGGCTCCCGGCATGGAGATAGTGATATACGAGAGCCTGACAGCAAAGGATCCAAAAGAAGCCGGATATTACAGCCTATTGAGAAAGGGCCGGGACATTCCGGCCAAGACCGATGATTTTTACGGATATCGAAGAAAAGTCAAAGCAGAGTTTTATCACAGGTTGAAGCTCTTCGGCCTGTGGAAATACAAGTAAGGAGATATAAGGATTATGGAACATAAAAACAAGTGGTGGTCACCCGCCAAGATGATACCACCACTTCTCTAATCCGCTTAAGCCCATTGTATCAAACTTAAGCGGATTACGCAAGAGGAGGATACTATGGGCCAGAATATTAAAAGAGAAATCATTGATAACATTGTTGTTACCATGTCGATTTACATTTCAGATCAAGACACGCTTGTTATTCTGGATAGAGTGATATCCAGCGAGCTTACAAAGGTTAATTTACAGGAAATTTGCTCGCTTCCGGCGGAGTGGAAAACTGACGCAGAGCAGCGGAACGCATATCTCATTGAGCTTTTTAAGATTAAGAAGCGTGCGCTCAAAAAAGCTACACTGGACGGATATGTGCGAGCGGTAAAGCACTTCGCAGAAATGATTGGCAAACCGCTGGATAAGGCAGATACCTTTGATGTTGAGTGGTATCTCGCACAGTATGAAAAGCGGCCGGGTACAAAAGGCCCTAGAGTGCAAAACACCACATACAACAATGAGCGCCGCTTCCTGTCTGCGTTTTACACTTGGATGCGGAAAGCAAAGATCATTGATGAGAACCCAGTGGAAGCCACAGAGCCGAAAAAGGTTGCGCTTAAGCCTATAGACTATTTCAGTCGAACCGAGATCATCCATATGCGGGATGCGTGCAAGAACGTTCGAGAGCGTGCCATCATTGAAGTATTTCGCAGCACCGGCGCGCGTGTAGGTGAGATTTCAGAGATCAGAACCGAACAGGTCAATCTTGAGACCGGAGATATTCTGATCGAGGGAGAAAAGGGCGGCAGATACCGCACACTGTATTTGGATGATGATGCGCGTTACTACTACGGCATGTATCTGGAAAGCCGGACGGATGCCAGCCCATTCATGTTCCCCCCAGTCCAGAAAGCCATACGGCCAGATGAGCGTGTGCGGATTCCGCACGATCATTAAAAATGTCGGTGCGCGGGCAGAGGTGAAAAGCGCCGTATACCCGCATAAAATGCGCAAGACGTTAGGAATGAATTTAAAAAATAGGAAAGTGGACATTGGTATCATACAGGAAATTCTTGGACATGCCAGTCCGGCGGTGACAAGCATGTATTATGCACAATCAACACCGAAAACGCTGAGAGATGTTCGGGAAATGGTACAGATTTAAGGAGCAATAATGGAAGAGAACACAATAACGACAGTGGAGTGCCGGAAACTGCGGGAACTCATCCGTGATATCACAAGCGGGTGTATTCTTACCCATGATGAATACAACCAGATCTACGGCATTATAATGGGAGCAATGAAAAGATGTGTATGGGAGGCAGAAAAATAAATGGATATTGGTAAGAATATTAAAAGAATTCGCACCAAGAAAGGTCTTACCCAATTGCAGGCCGCAAAACTGTGTGGAATGCTTGAACCTCAGTACAGACGTTATGAAAACGGAAAGAGCAATCCACGTGCCAGCACAGTAGAGAGAATTGCATCAGCGTTGAACGTACCGGTTAGTGAGCTTTACAAGCAGCCAAAGTATCCGGTACAATACGCATATAACCTTGCGCCATTCTGCCCGGTATGCGGAAGTGCCGAATACATGGAGAACCCAGACGGAAATGAGAATAGCTATTGCGGTAAGTGTGGCACTCTGTTGGACTGGGAGAACATGGAGGATGTGGACGCGGTGGATGTATAACCATATGCACAAAGGAACACGAGAAAAAATATATGGAAAATAAGCTATAAAAAGAAACGAGATGTATCAAGAAAAAATATGGTGATACATCTCGTTTTATATTTTTTAAAATGAAAATAGGGTGATAGTATATGAACCTTAACCAGATACAAAGAAAACTACAAGGGGGATTTTATGAACGTAAAAGAAATTAACATAAAAGACATAAGGCCATATGAGAAAAATCCTCGCAAAAACAACAGTGCTGTAGCATATGTAGCAGAAAGCATAAAACAGTTTGGGTTTAAAGTTCCGATAATTATTGATAAAAACAATGTCATTGTTGCGGGGCATACCAGATATAAAGCTGCCAAAAAACTTGGTATAAATACTGTCCCGGTCATTATCGCAGATGATCTTACGGATGAGCAGATAAAAGCATTTCGGCTGGCAGACAACAAAGTCGCGGAACAAGCAGAATGGGACATAGATTTGCTCAATGAAGAACTGGAAGAAATATTCGATATTGACATGACTGACTTTGGTTTTGAGGTACTGGAAGAAGAGAAAGAAGTTGAAGAGGACGGCTACGAGCCTGTAAAACCAAAAGAACCAGTTACACAAAAGGGCGATATTTGGAAAATGGGCGGACATGTTCTGTTATGCGGCGATAGCACGTGCACAACAGATGTCGAAAAACTGATGCAAGGTGAAAAAGCGGATATGTGCTTCACGGATCCTCCTTATGGATATGAGTATCAGAGCAATGCGAGAAATAAAAGTAAAAAATTTGATGTTATCGAAAATGATGATAAGATATTAGACTTTTTTCCGAATATACAGTTAGTATGCAATGGCTTTGTATTTGTATGCACAACGTGGAAAGTTCTTGATAAATGGCTGCCACTTTTTAAAAAATATCATGAGCTAACCAACATGATTATCTGGAACAAGGGAGGCGGTGGAATTGGAGATTTAAAACACACTTTTAGCACAGACTATGAAGTTATACTTTGTGCGAGCAATGGTAAGGAATTAACAGGGAAAAGAATAGGGTCAGTATGGACCATCAAAAAAGATTCATCGTCCAGTTATGTGCATCCAACGCAAAAACCAGTTAAGTTGTCCGAGTTTGCGATACGAAACACAACAGAGCGCGGCGACATCGTACTTGATTTGTTCGGCGGCTCCGGATCGACGCTGATTGCATGCGAACAGATGGAAAGAAAATGCAGAATAATGGAGTATGATCCTGCTTACTGTGATGTCATAGTGGATAGGTGGGAAAAGCTTACGGGTAATAAAGCAGAATTGGTCCGTTGAAGAAAAAGAAAGGTGAGAAGCTGATGACATGGCAAACGAGAAAAACTTAATCGCAGGAGCACATAAGCTAACTGTCGATGAACAGTCAAAGGGCGGAAAAAAATCCGGACAGGCACGCCGAAAAAAAAAGACGCTTTCAGAGCTTGCCAGAATGATTGCAGATAACCCGGCTCCTGATAATGTAAAAAGAAAACTGGTCCAGCTTGGAATTGATGATGAGAACGCTGACAACAACGCAGCTGTTGCAGCTTCTGTATATAGGAGCGCATTAAAGGGGAATATGTTAGCTGTCGAAAAGTGGGAGCAACTTACTGCAGTACCAGAAGCCGCCAGAGCAGCAGGCGAGTACCATCTTGACCTTGATATCATAGCTGATGTGTTTCACCCGATGGTACGGGACATACGGCGCGGAATGCACACAGAATATGTTTTGCCCGGCGGACGCGGTAGTACGAAGTCTTCCGGGATTTCGTGCATTATCATAGAGCTGCTGAAAAACCACTCAGATATGCACGCATTGGTGCTGCGTAAGGTCGGTAACACTATCAAGGATTCCGTGTACGCTCAGATTAAGTGGGCTGTGTCAAAGATGGGGCTGGAGGACGAATTTAAGTTCAAGACTTCTCCATTTGAGATAACATACAAGCCGACCGGGCAGAAGATATACTTCCGCGGCGCTGACGATCCGCTTAAGATTAAGTCCATAAAGCCGGAGTTTGGCTACATCGGAATCGTGTGGTTTGAGGAGCTGGATCAGTTCGCCGGACCGGAAGAGGTCAGAAACATACAGCAGTCAGCTATCCGCGGCGGTGACAAGGCGTATAGGTTTAAGTCTTTCAACCCGCCAAGAAGCAAAAACAACTGGGCGAATGAGTACACCACGGAAGCAGAGTTCAAGGATGCTGCTGCAAAGGTGGTCCGAAGCACATACAAGGATGTGCCGGCAGAATGGTTGGGCGAACAGTTCATCAATGATGCCGAGCATCTGAAAGAGGTCAACCCTGCTGCCTACGAAAACGAGTACATGGGCGAAGCCAACGGAAACGGCGGCAATGTCTTTGAGTTTATCGAGGAGCGGACGATCACTGATGAAGAAATCAGCCAGATGGACCGCATCTATCAGGGCGTTGACTGGGGATTTTACCCGGATAAATACGCGTTTGTCCGCCTTTACTATGACCATAATAGCGAGACAATCTATTTTATTGACGAAATTTACGAAAATAAGCTGACAAACCGAAAGACGGCAGACATGATTCTTGGCAAAAGATACGATGACTATGAGATTATATGCGATAGTGCAGAGCCAAAATCTGTTACTGATTACAGGGATTTTGGTTTGCCTGCCAGAGGTGCAATGAAAGGCCCTGGAAGCGTGGACTACTCAATGAAATGGTGGCAGGGGAGAAAGATTGTTATTGACCCAGCCAGAACACCTGGAGTAAGCAAGGAATTTAAAAAATACGAATATGACCGGGACAAGGATGGGAATGTCATAAGCGGATATCCAGACAGAGATAACCACTTAATAGATGCAAGCCGATATGCAACAGAAAGACTGTGGCAAAGGAGGGGGAACAGTGCTTAAGAGAGGATATACCAGAAAAAATAAACGGCTTTATAAAATTTGGCAAGGCATTCGCCAAAGGTGTAATAATCCAAATGACAAAGATTATGAAACTTACGGAGGGCGCGGCATAAAAGTATGCGATGAGTGGAACAACAGCTCTGAGGTATTCATTGTCTGGGCACTGGCGAACGGTTATAAGGAGAATTTGAGTATTGACCGGATAGATTTTAATTCTGGGTATTCCCCAGAGAACTGCCGTTGGGCGACTTGGACCCAGCAGGCAAGAAACAAAAGAATGGAGAAAACAAACACAACAGGAGCGGTCGGCGTGCACATGGACAGAGGAAAATACCGCGCAACAATCTATGTGAATAATAAAAAGGTTGACCTTGGAAGACACAACACCTTAGAAGAAGCAAAGGAAGCGCGCAGACAGGGTGAGATAAAGTACTGGGGTGTGAGTGCATAATGGGAATCTTATCAACGATAAAAAGGTGGTTTAGCATGATTTTTAAGCGGCAGGCAGAGAATGATTTTAATGTGGAATCTATCGTATCTCCAGAGATGGAAAAGGCTATAGATCAGTGTGCGAAGATATACCACGGTCAGCCGGAGTGGTTGGACGATGATGAGGGAATTAAGACCATCAACTTTGCAAAGGCTCTTTGCTCCGAAACTGCCCGCCTGGCAACACTGGGTATCGGAATACATCTGGAGGGCAGCACCCGGGCAACGTGGTTGCAACAGCAGATAGATCTTGTCTACTCAAAGCTTCGCGACTGGGTGGAGTATGGCTGCGCATACGGCACCGTGTTTCTGAAGCCAAACGGCACAAGCCTGGATGTATTTACTCCGGCAGATGTGCTGCTTGTTGACTATGACAACTTGGATGTGCGCGGCATCATCTTCAAAGACAGCTACCAGTCCGGGAAGAAATGGTACACCCGTCTGGAGTATCACAGGTTTGTGGAGACGGTACAGGATGGCGTGACACTCTACCCCTACTATGTGAGTAACCGGGCATACGTTTCTAAATCTGCTGAGAGCCTGGGCGATCCGGTGCCGCTGGCACAGACCAAATGGGCTGATATGTTGGACGACACGCCGCCGATTCTTAAAGCATCCGGGGAACCACTGGACAAGCCGATGTTTGGTATCTTCCGCACTCCGCAGGCTAATAACGTAGATATATCGTCCCCACTTGGGCTGCCGATATTTCGCGAAGCCGTAGAGGAACTGAAAGACCTTGACATAGCATATAGCCGTAATGCGGGAGAAATCTTTGATAGCCAGAAAATCATACTTGCAGATGATAGGCTGCTTTATAATGACGGCAAGAACTTAAAGACCCGAGGCCCCTATGATGCAAAGGGAATGCCGCACTACGTCAAGAATGTATTCGGCAACGATCAGAAAGAGTTTTACCAAGAGATCACCCCGCAGCTTAATACCGATGCCAGAATCAAGGGCATCAATAACCTGTTAAGCCAGATTGGATACAAGGCCGGATTCGCAAACGGGTACTTCGTTTTCAACGAGTCTTCCGGCATCCAGACAGCTACAGGCGTAGAAGCCGATCAGCAGCGCACCGTCCAGTTTGTCAAGGATGTGCGCGATCAGTTGGAAGCATGCCTTAATGCCACCATATACGCACTTAACGTATACGCAGACCTTTACAACCTGTCACCTGTAGGACCTTATGAGGTTACATATGACTTTGGTGACATCCTGTATGACCGGGAAGCGGATCGGAGCCGCTGGTGGCAGTATGTCACACAAGGTAAGGTTCCGGCCTGGTACTACTTCGTGAAGTTCGAGGGCATGACCGAAGAGGATGCAAAGGCAATGGTAGAGGAAGCACAGCCGGAAGAAAAAGGGCTGTTTGATGAAGAATAGGAGGTATGGACATGATAAGTAACTGTGGACATGATGAGCGCGGCAAGTATTCCGGCGGCAAGCCAGGAGATCAGAAAGGTGATGAGTGGGCCGTTATCCCGTGGTATAGCCGCCCGTGGGGCGTTATGCTCCGTCACCCAAACGCTGCGGTAGGAAAAAAGATTGCTGAGCTTGCGGAAAGAGCGGCGAAGAATGACCATATCGGCTACGATCAGGGAGACCGTTACACATTCTGGCAGCAGCTGAAAGAATTCAACTACGATCCGGCGAAGATTGCGGTTGGCTGCGAAGCGGATTGTAGCTCCGGCGTTGCGGCACTGGTAAAGGCTGTGGGATATCTGATGCAGGACAAAAAGCTCCAGGGCGTGAGCATCTCCTGTTACACAGGTAACCTCCGGGCGGCACTGGTAAAAGCCGGATTTGATGCATACACCGAAAAAGGATTCCTTAGCGGAGACTCGTGTCTTCGCCCTGGTGATATCCTACTGTTGGAAGGTCACCATGTAGCGGTTAATCTGACAGAGGGGAAGCTGGCCAACGCAGGAAACTATTTGACCGGATGGCGCAAATCATCTGACGGCAAGTATATGTATTTCTCCAGCGGCGAAGCCTTAAAAAGCCGATGGAGTCTTATCAACCATCACTGGTACCTGTTTGGCGCAGACGGCTATATGCTGACCGGG